GCCCGCACGCCCTCAGAGTTATATCTCCCCGAGACCAATGGGGGGATGGTCCGTGCGGTCACTAGGGGCCAATCTGGGCACATTTATGTCCGTACACACATATGGGGACCAATGTCATCTCGCCGCGTCTCTCCGTCCGTCACAGATCCCGCAAGACCCCTTGTACAGACATCGACCATCGACACGATGCACACATCGACAATGGAACCGCTCACCGTGTTGTCCGCGGTCGACGAAGATCTCGCGAGATTGACACCGCGACTCGATCGACCGGACGTCGCGTTGATGGCGCTCGCGCGAACTCTTGCTCAGACGTTGGACGAGGGGGCGGGAATGGCGACCGCCGCCGTATCGAAAGAACTCCGCGCGACGCTCGCCGCGCTAACTCCCGAAGGGACGTCAGATGCTGACGGCGGATTCGCCGCACTTCTTGACCAGTTGCGCGCCCCGATGGTCGACGCGCCGCGAACCTAGTCGCGCGACGCGAGGCGAAGAAGTCGCACGGATCGCCGACATTCTCGGGACTCCGTTGATGCCGTGGCAACAACAAGTCGCGGACGTCGCACTAGAGATCGACTCCGACACCGGTCGATTCATATATCGCGAAGTCCGTCTCACCGTGCCGCGACAATCGGGAAAGACGACGCTATTGCTCGCGGTGATGATCCATCGCGCGTTACTGATGGGGGATCCACAGACGATCGTGTACGCCGCACAAACTGGCGTCGACGCGCGGAAGAAGTTCATCGACGACTATATGTCCGTCATTCGTAGATCCGCGTTAGGGTCCGCGATGCGTCCGCGATTGACCAACGGACACGAGGCGATGTTCTGGGACACCGGATCGCGGATGACGATCGCCGCGAGTACGGAGAAGTCCGGACACGGTCAAGTCGTGGATCTCGCGGTGATCGACGAAGCGTTCGCACAACCAGACGCGCGCCTCGAGCAAGCATTCCGCCCCGCGATGAACACGCGACCCCAGCCGCAACTGTGGATCGTGTCGACCGCGGGGACACCGGAGTCGTCTCAATACTTGCGCGGGAAGATCGACGACGGACGTCAACGCGCGGAAGACGGCGCGACCGACACCGTCGCGTTCTTCGAATGGTCCGCGCCGGACGGAATCGCGCCCGACGACGAAGCCGCATGGTGGTCGTGTATGCCAGCACTCGGACACACAACACCGATCGAAGCAGTTCGCGCAGCGCTTGCGTCTGGCATGGAGTCCGACGAGTTCCGGCGCGCGTACTTGAACCAATGGTGCTCTAAAGACGCGGACGATCTCGCGCTGCCGTTGTCCGCATGGTCCGCACTCTCAGACCCCGCGTCCCAGATATCCGGCGACGTCTCCTTCGGAATCGACGTCACTCCAGACCGATCGTTCGGCGCGATCGCCGCATTCGGAATCCGCGACGACGGATTCGGTCACGTTGAACTCATCGACTACAGACCAGACGCCGCGTGGATCGTGGAACGTCTCGCGGACCTTCGCGCACAATGGGGACCGCGTGCGGTCGTCATAGATCCGCAATCCGCCGCGGGCGCACTATTGCCAGATCTAGAAGCCGCGGGGATCCCGGTCCAACTCATGACCGCGCGAGCGGTCGCACAATGCGCGGGATCTCTATACGACTCCGTCCTCGGCGCAACCGTGCGCCATCTCGATCAACCACAACTCACCGCCGCCGTAGCGGGGGCGCGTCGTCGTCAACTTGGCGATTCGTGGGCATTCGGTCGACGATCTTCTTCCGTCGATATCTGTCCACTTGTCGCGGCGTCGTTCGCGAGATGGGGATACGTCTCCGCTGAGGCGAAGCATGTCGACGTGACCGCGAACGTCTGGTAACCACTTAGGGAGAACCGTGTCTGTATTCACCACCGTGCTCGAGATTGTCGGCATCGCCGCGATCGCTGCCGCCGGATTCTTAGTCGCTCCCGCGTTGGGATGTCTCGCGGTCGGCGTCTGCTTGATCGGTCTCGGTTGGTTGCTGGGTCGTAACTCATGAGCCTATTCAAGACCGAGAAGCGCGCGGTCACAGTCGAGAACATCATAGCCGCCGCGATTGGCGGTCGCGCGTCCGGCGTTCTCGGCATCGTCGATCGTGAGTACGCGCTACGACACTCCGCATTCTGGGCATGTATCCAACTCATCTCTCGCACGATCTCCGGACTTCCGTTGGACGCATTCCGCAACGGCGTCGAAGTTGAACTCCCGCCGATGTTGATGTCGCCTTCTGCGCACGTATCCCCGATCGCGTGGCGTGAGCAGTTGATGACGTCTCTCTTGATTCGCGGGAACGTCTACGGACTTGTCGTCGAGACAGATCGTCTCGGCTACCCGATGCAGATCGAGATCCTAGATCCGGAGAAGGTCACGACGCGAGTCGATCCCGACGGCGTCGTGTATCTGATCGACGGCGTCGCGCACGATCGCTACCCGAACGGAGACATCGTCCATCTCCCCGCGTACACACTTCCCGGTCAGCCGATCGGATTGTCTCCGATGCGATACGCCGCAGTCGCGATCCAACAAGGTCTCGCCGCGGAAGCGTTCGGGACGCAGTTCTTCCGCGATGGTGCGATTCCGACGGGCGTCTTGACGTCCGGTAACGAGATCAACCAAGATCAAGCGCGCGTCCTCAAGGACCGATTCATGGCGTCGATGCGTAATACGCGCGAACCGTTGGTGCTTGGCGCCGGTGCGGAATACAAGCAGATCACCGTGAATCCGACGGACTCACAATTTCTTGAGACGCAACGTTGGTCCGCGGAGCAGGTGTGCCGCGTGTATGGCGTGGACCCCACTATGATCGGCGTAGCGTCTTCTGGTCAGTCGGTGACGTACGCGAACCGAGAGCAGAAGATGCAGGACTTCTTATCTCTGACGATCTCGCCGTGGTTGTCGCGTCTTGAAGAATGGTTGAACACGTTGACGCCCGCGGGAACGACGGTCAAGTTCCGACCCGCTGGTCTACTCCGTGCGGACATCCGCGCGCGTTATGACGTCTACGAGATCGCGCTCTCGAATGGATTCATGACCGTCGACGAAGTGCGCGCACTCGAAGACCTTCCCCCAATGGGATCACAACCAACGGGCGCGCCTAATGCTTGATGCGCCCGAATGGATGCAAGCCAACGCGCGACGCGGCATCGACTGGTATGAAGACGGATTCGCTGGTGATGGACTCACCGATAAGACCGTGCGCGACGCGCGCGAGATGGCAGACGGCCGCGTCAGCGAGAACAAGGCGCGCGACATGGTCGCATGGTTCGCGCGACATATGGTCGATCTAGACGGAACATCGAAGGACACATCCCCGCCGACGCCGGGCATGGTCGCTCATGCATTGTGGGGCGGCTGGCCTGTCAACGAATCAAGACGAGCGCAGCGTTGGGCCGAAGAACAATCAAGAGGAGACAATATGAACAACGTCGAGAGGCGATCCGCCTCGTGTCTGTGGGAGATCCGCGAAACTCCAGACGGCGTCGTCGGTCTAAGTGGATACGCTGCCGTCTTCGATTCCGAAGCGCACGGAGAAGTCGTTCGCCGGTCGGCGTTCAACAAGACACTCCAAGAAGGCGCGGACGTGCGCTTTCTCATCAACCACGACGGACTCCCGCTTGCGCGTCGTAGCGGTTCACCAGATGACACGATGCGACTTCGCGTCGATAACGTCGGACTCCGTATGGAGATCGACGAACTCGACATGTCGTCGCCAGTTGTCCAGAGTCTCGTGAGCGCGATAAAGCGCGGAGACATCGACCAGATGTCCTTCGCATTCATGGCAGTCCGCGACAACTACACTCCGGACGGCGTCCGAGAATTGACAGAAGTGAAACTCGTCGACGTCTCCGCGGTCACTTATCCGTGGTACGAATCTACGTCTATCGGCATGAAGTCCGACGATCGCGAACTTGTCGAAGTGCGAGATTCTAGCGATACGCCGACGGAACGTCGAGAAGACGACATGATGTCGAACAAGGTCAGCGCCGCCAAGGCCGCACTCTACGCCGCGAAGATGATGCTCGCGTTATACGACGACCCCGCAATCGCGCAGGCGTACGCGCTTCTCTGTGCTGCGTACTACGCACTCGACGCCGAGCACGAGAACGATGACACCGAAGACGTCGTCGACGAACCAGCCGCCGCGATGCAAGATGATCCAGAGTTGTACGCGCCAATGCGCGCGGACTCTGATCGACCGAACGTCCGCGCGCTTGCGCTGGACGCGCTTCGCCGCACAGTCTCCCGCGCGTAATCGTTGCGGGATAACCGAATACGCACGACCGCACGACGCCGACATCGCGCCGCAGATATGCACTCGATGCCACCTCGTCGCGAATCCCATTCCCGCGCATTGAGAGGAATTAGGCATGAGCCTGCGCGAAACACTATCCGCGGAGCGCGAGACAATTCTCGCCGCCGCCCGTGGAGTAATCGAGACCGTCGAGGCTGAGGCCCGCGATCTCACCGACGAAGAACTGTCGGAGACTCGAACAATGAACACCCGCGTCGACGAGATCGACGCACGCCTCGCGGAACTCGACAAGATGGACCGCGCCGCAGTCGCCGCTAAGCCCGCCTACGAAGGCGTCGCCCGCGTCGGTCGCGAAGAGCGCACATACAATCCCGGCACGGATGTCTCATTCATCGCCGACATCGTTGGTCGTTCATTCGGTGACGCGGACGCAAGTGCGCGTCTCGCTCGTCATATGCACGAAGAGCGCGTGGAGCGTCCGCACGTCGAGTCTCGCGCAATCGGCACCAGCGCACTCGGCGCCGTTGTCGTTCCGCAGTTTCTCGTCGATCTCTACGCACCTAAGGCGCGCGCTGGTCGCAAGTTGGCAGACTTGTCCAACAAGCATCAACTCCCCGCCGAAGGTATGACCGCGACTATCCCGCTCATCACGACCGGCGCAAGCGTCGCCGCTCAGTCGTCACAGAACGGCGCAGTCTCTGATACCAACATCGCGGAGACCGATCTCTCGGTTCCCGTCGTTACTCTCGCCGGTCAGCAGACCGTGTCCGCTCAGGCGATCGCTCGCGGTCGTAACACCGAGTCAATCGTCGTCGCTGATCTTGTGAGCGCATACAACACCGCTCTCGATAACATGATCATCAACGGCACCGGCGCGAGTGGCCAGTACACCGGCATCATCTCGACGACCAACGTCAACTCGATCACATACACGAGCACATCTCCTACCGCTGCTCTCACATACTCGGCGATCTTGAACGCAGTCCAGACCGCGGAGACCGCGACCTTCAAGTCTCCCGATCTGATCGTGATGCATCCCCGCCGTTGGGCTTCGCTTCTTGCCTACGTCTCGACCAACCAGACGTTGTTCGGTGTGCAGGGGGCGGGCGTTCTACAGGCGGGCGCTGCCAACGGTCTGGACTACAATGTCCCAGTCGCTGGCACGATCGCCGGTATCAACGTGATCACGAATGGCAACATCGCGACCAACACCGGCGCCTCAACCAACCAAGACACGATTCTCGTGTTGAACACTTCGGAACTCCACTTGTTCGAAGATGCTCAGGCTCCGTTGATGATTCGCGCGGAGCAGACGTCCGCCGCATCTCTCGGCGTTCTTCTCGTTGTCTTCGGCTTCTCAGCGTTCACCGCTGATCGTTACGGCGCGGCACACAGTCGCATCGTCGGAACGGGCCTTGTGACTCCGACCTTCTAGGTCTGATCGCTCTCATGTCGTCGTCGTTGCCACAAGCGACGACGACGACATGGATGGCAACCAGACAACAACTAACGCGCTAGGGGATGATGTGCGTACTCGCGACAAGGTAGCAATCGGATGGATTGACGGCGGCACGGTCGACGGAGACTTCGCCGCTCACTTATTCCAACTAGCAACCGTCCGACATGAACGGATCGACATTCTCGTCCGTATCGAAGGTCATCTCCTCAGTCGTCAACGGAACGAACTCGTCGAGGCATTCTTGCGCCTGAGTAGTGCGGACTGGTTGTTGATGTTGGACACCGATCACCGATTCACGCCAGTCGACTTCGACAATCTCTGTGCCAGCGTTCACGACGTATCCGCGCCGGTCGTGTCTGGTCTGTACTTCGGGTCATTCCCGTCCGGCGGTCTCTATCCGACCGCGGTTCCGATCGCGTTCGCACTCGATCCGAACGGCGTCGACTATCACGCGCTGAACGCATGGACGACGGGGAAGATGATTCCCGTCGATGCGGTCGGCGGCGGATGTCTCATGATCCATAGAAGCGTTCTGGAGAAGATTCGCGACAACGCCGCGGACGACGTGAAGGACTGGTGTTGGTTCATGGATGGCCCCGCGAATGGTCGATGGTACTCCGAAGACATGGTCTTCTGTCAGCGCGTGCGCGATGCGGGATTCCCGATCTACGTGAATCCGGACGTCACGTTGCCACATCTCAAGACGTACTGGTTGACCGTCGAACACTTTGCCGCACAGAAGAAGGCCGCGATCGAAGTCGAGACCGCAGCATTCTCCGCGCCAATTCGCGCGATCCCCGATATCGAGACTAGGACGGTCTAATGGCTTACGACTTAGGCGACGCGGTCACTCTGGTCTGGACCGCCTCCGGATCCGGCGGCACAATCGCGCTCTCTCTGACACTTCCCGACGGAACGACCACCAGTCCCGCCATAACGACCACAGGCGCGTCCAACTCCGCGACCTATACAACCGCACAAGCGGGCCGCCACGTCGTCTCATGGACCGCGACGGGGTCCGTGAAGGACGCCTACCGGGACGTCTTCGATGTGACCGACGCCAACGACGCCGGCCTCGTGTCGCTCGCGGACATCAAGGCCCATCTCAACATCACCGTCTCGACGTACGACGACGAGTTGCGCGCGTTCGGAGAAGTCGCCGCGGATCTGGTCGAAGGACATTGCAATCGGTACTGGAGACGACGCACGATCGTCGACACGTTCGACGCCGGTGGCGAAGCGGTCAATCTGTCACACACACCGTTGATCTCGATCACGTCCGTCGTCTCGCGTGGTGTCGCCGTCTCGAGCAACAACTACCGCGTCAGTCTTCTATCGGGTCGCCTTCGTTATCGGTGGGGATTCTTCCCCGGCGACTACGAAGATCTCGTCGTGACGTACGTCGCGGGATCGACAACGATTCCGCCGGTCGTACGTCAAGCGGCACTAGAGACGGTCCGACATCTGTGGATGACTCAGCGCGGAACAATGGGAGCGCGTAGTGCGCTTACCGGCGACGACTACGGATCGACCGGAATGTCGTTCTCGATGCCGCGGCGCGTGACCGAACTTCTCGCCAGCGTTCGCGTGCAGGGGCTCGCGTGATTACTCGATACGCCGTCGCGACCGACGCGATCATCGCCGCACTACAAGCGACGCCGAACATGGTCGATGTCTTCGACGGTTCACCGACTCCCGGATTCGATCCGTACGAAGCCGTCTATATCGGATGGACCGGCGGCGAAGACGACGACACCGCGGGAACAATCTCTCAGGAATACCACGACACCGGGATCGGTGCGAAGCGCGACGAAACATTGTCGATCGACTTCGTCGTTCAATCCGTGCGCGGAGATGACGACATGGCACTAGCACGATCGCGCACAGTCGAGATTCTCGGTCTAGTCGAATCAACAATCCGCGCGACTCCTGCACTCGGTATCGACGGAGTTGTATACGTCGACGTCTCTGCGGGGTCCGTGCGACAAGTCCGCAACGCGGACGGGATCGGCGTACAGATCACCGGATCCATCTCCGTCACTTCGATCATCTAGGAGCAACGATGTCAGACAAGACGACCGAATATCGCAACGTCTCCGGAGAGACTCTCTGGGTCGACTTCAATACGGGACGACTAGAGAAGGTCGGAGACGGCGAAGTCGTCAACGTGTCCGACGTATTTCTCGTCGATCACTACATGCAGACAGGCGAGACCGGCGAGATGCCGATCTGGTCGACACCATCAACCAAGAAGCCCGCAGCGACATCGCCCGCGGCTGAGATCAAGGAGTAAGACATGGCTATTGGCTCAGGCCTCGGCTCCAGTTTCGGCGTCTCCGCCGAATCATCCTATGGAACATATGTCGCGCCCACGAAGTTTCTTCGCGCGAAGTCGTACACGATCGAACGAGTCGCGAATCGTCAGCAGGGCGAGGGTATCCAGTCCGGATCATTCGGACCTATCGGCGCGCAGTTCGTCGAGACAACCAACGCCGCGACGGGCAAAATTGACATGGACGTCCAGTCGACGAAGATGGGCGTCATCCTCAACACGCTCATGGGCGGAACGACCACACCGACACAAGGCGGAACAAGTGCTGCCTACACCGCCGTCTTCACTCTCGGCGATACATACGGCAAGAGTCTCACCGCACAACTCGGCGCACCGTACCGATCTGGAACCGTGCTGCCGCATACCCTCACCGGTGGCAAGGTCGCTCAGGCGGCGTTCACTTGCGACACCGGCGGCGTACTCTCCGCATCGTTCGACGTTGATGGTCGCACGTTCACCACGACGCAAACTCTCGCGAGTGTTTCGTACACATCCGCGAACGTCTTCAACTTCTCTCAGATGTCCTTGAAGATGGGCACGTACAACAGCGAGACGTCTATCTCCGGTGTGCGCTCGGTCGGCATCACGATCGACCGCCCGCACGACGTAGAGGACTACACGGCAGGCGCGTCTGGTCTCAAGGCGGAGCCGGTGTTGAACGGTCTCGCGAACATCTCCGTCGACATCACCGCGGACTGGTTGAACAAGACGACATTCCAAGATCTCGCGCACGGCACAACGCCGACGTCGCTTGTATGGGAGTTCGTTGGACCGCTCATCGCGTCGACGTATTACGAGACGTTTAGGATCACGCTGCCGTCGGTGTACTTCGAGCCCGCGACACAAGGCGTCGACGGTCCGAGTGAGTTGTCTCAGTCGTTCAACGCGATCTGGAGATACGACGGCACCAACCTTCCGAAGATCGAAACAATCTCGACCGACACCACGCTCTAATCCGAAGACCGCCACGGGGCGCGCTCGCGCCCCTTCCCCAGCGCTGGAGCGTGCCCCGTGGCTCAACTCGAAGCACAGATCGACATGCGCGATTGGATGCGCGTCATGAAGGGGATGAAGAAAGCAGACGACGGATTGCGGAAGCAGTTCCGCGCAGATCTCCGAAAAGATCTGACGAAAGTCAAGAAGACGCAAAGCGACATCGCCAAGAATCTTCCGCACTTCCCTAGTGAACTGCGCGATGTCATGTCGCGTTCAATCGCGCTTGAAGTCCGAGAGAAGCCATCCAAGGCGCGCACGAGTAACAAGCCGTTCTCGTTGATTCGTATTCGACTCCGGTCGTCACAACTTGCGAAGATGCACGGCGGCGTCGGGACGCAGACATGGCCGAATCCGTTCGCGCTTCTCGGTATGGCGAAGCGATCCAACAAAGGCGTCTGGCGTCATATGGGATTCGGTAATCGTGAGTTCTGGTATGAACAACGAACGACCGCAGGTTGGTACGACGAAGCGTTCAACGCAGCACAACCGCAGATCGTCGCGACGATCAACACCAAACTCCGCGAATGGAAGAAGGACTTCGGCTTCCGCGGATTCGGATTCTAACCACCACAACACAAGGGGATTACATGGCCACCGTACGACTCACGCTTGGCGACGACGTTCTCGACATCAACCTAGACTCGATGATGGTGAGTGAGGGCGAAGATTGCGAACGTCTCACCGGATGGACCGTTCCCGAATGGGGAACCAATTTCATCAAGGGCCGCGCGCGCGCGGTCAAGTTTGCCTACTGGCTCGCACTATCTCGCGACGGTCGATCTCCGGACTTCTCGACGTTGGACTTCGACATGGTTGCGATGTCGTACGAGATCGTCGACGAAGAAGACGAAGCGGCGACATCGCCCGCGGATCTTGGAGTGACTGACGACGAGGGCCCTACTGGGCTCGATCTGGAGGCGATCCCGGTCGAGTAACTCTCACCGACGAAGTCGAACGATGGGGTCCAGCGTTCGCGCACTTGTTCGGCGTAAGTGAAGAAGACACGCGACTCTGGTCGATGTCGAAGTTCTATCGTTACCGCGAATACGCGATGGCACGATTGAGAATTGGAGAAGGTTATGGCGGGTACGAACAAGACTGATCTCGTCGTCGGTCTCGTCATGCTCGACAAGTTCTCCAAGACGTTCGACAAGTTCAACAAGGACATGGCGAAAGGCCAGAGCGCGTCCAAGGCGTTCGGCAATGCATTGTCCGGAATCGGTATCGGTCTCTCGGTCGCTGCGGTCGGTGCGTTCGGTATGGCGTCCGTCAAGGCGTACGGCGACGCACTCCAGTCCCAACAACGTCTCGCGGATGCGTTCGCGAAACAGCCGCCACTCATGGGATACAACGTCGCGGCGTTGATGGAGTACAACAAGGAACTCTCCACTAAGATCGCCTACGACGACGACGAGATCAACGCAGCGCAAGCGAATCTCGCCTTGTTCAAGTTGACCGGCGAAGAGATCAAGAACATCACGCCTCTAGTCGCGGATCTCGCGCGACGTAAGGGTATCGACCTAGCATCCGCGGCGACGTCAGTCGGTAAGGCGATGCAAGGCCAAGCGCGCGGGCTGAAAGATCTGGGCATCAACTTCAAGGCGACCGGCGACACCGCCGCAGATTACGCCACGATCACCGCACTACTCAATCAACAAGTCGGCGGAACTGCTGCCGCGTTCGCGCAGGGTAATCCGCTAGGACAACTGGAGAACGCGAAGATCGCGTTCGGCAATATGCAAGAGTCGATCGGTCAAGCGTTGCTTCCCGCGATGACCGCGTTGACGAACATCATGACGCCGCTGGCTAACGCGATGAGCAAGATCCCGGCGCCGGTGATGCAGATCGGTCTAGTGATTGGCGCCGCAGTACTAGCCGCGCGCATCATGGGCCCGGCGATGACCGGTGCGTTCAACGCGATCAGGGCTTCATCTCTCACCGCTGCCGCGTCTATCGCGTCCGCAGGCGTCGCCGTACAGACCGCGGGCGTCCGTGCGCAAGTAACCGCGGGCCTAATGAAGTCTCTCGCCGCCGCGCAAGCGGTCGCCGCGATGTCTGCGCGTGGACTCATGACCGCGCTAGGCGGTCCTATTGGTCTCGCGATCATTGGCATCACTACCGCTATCTCGTTGTTCGCGATGCGGTCTGGTGAGGCGGAAGCCGCGACCGACGGTTGGACTGAGTCCATCGAACGTCAGAACGGTGTCTTGACTGAGAACTCGAAACTCAACGTCGTCAAGAAACTTCAAGACGACGGAGTCTTGACCGCACTCCAATCGACTACGACATCCGCGGAAGATTACACGAAGGCGCTCATCACCGGCGGCACCGCGCGCAACGATCTGATCGACGACTTGCAAGCGATGGCCGATTACTACAAGGAGCAAGCGAAGACCGGTCTCGTGCCTAACGCGGAAGCGCAGGCGGAGAAGTATCAACTCGTCGCGGATAAACTCGCGACGCTTGGACAGAATCTTGACGACAACAACACGACGACCGCGCTTGCTACAAGTGTTGCTGAGTCGTTGGGAATTAGTGTGGCCAAGGTCGGCGACGCCACGGCAATGACGACGGCCGAGACGGTCGCGTATAACGCCGCACTAAAGACGCAGATAGCGACTCAGACAATGATGGCGCCCGCGTTGGCGCGAACGATCGCGGCACTCTACGCGCCGAAGCGCAACGCCGGAGAAAGCATCGACGCATGGCTAATCCGCTACACGGACTACATGGTGAAGATGGGTCTCGCGACCGAGTCCGTGACTCCAGTCGTCGCCGATCTTGGCGACGCCGTGACAACCACCGCGAACAAACTCAAGCCCGCGCAGCAAGCATTACTCAATACCGCGGACAAGATGCGGGAGGCGTTCAAGTCTCTACGCGAAGAGCGCGCGTCGTTCGTGTCTGGTATCAACGACGCATCGTTGTCGTCTTCGACCATCTTCGGATTCGATGTCGAAGGCGAAGTCGAAGCATCAAAGGCCGTCACCGACGCACTCCAGAGACAATCAGAAGCGCGCGCGGCGCTCGCGGCGCTTGGCCCCGGCGATGATGACGCGCGCGCGAAGGCGCAACAAGATCTCGCCGCCGCGACGCGCGACGTCGCAACTGCGCAGACTGCGGCCGCTGATGCGAAACTCACCGGAACGAACGTGCTCAACTCATACAAGGGCCGTCTCCGCAAACTCAAGAACTTCTCGCGAGTCATGGCGTCACTCGCGAAGAAGGGTCTCTCCGCGATCATCTATCAAGACATTCTCGGTCAAGGAATCGACGGTGGTCTAGAGATGGCGAACGCAATCGACGGCGACAAGGCGTTGATCGGTCAACTCAACGACACGTCCAACAAGATCGCGCGCGCGACGTCGGGGATGTCAGCGCGCGCCGGAAACTACGTCTACGGCGGTTATCTCCAGCAAGCGAAGAACGACGCGAACGTCGCGATCAGAGCGTCGAATGCCGCGGGCGCTGGTGGTGGTCAAGTCATCGACGTCACGTTGAAACTCGATAGCGCGACCGTATACAAGCAACTTCTCCGCCTCAAGCGTGAGCGCGGCGGCCAGAGTCTAGGAGTCTGACATGGTCGCGAATCCTCAACTCGGTCTCGTGGTGCGCATCTTCCCCGGTCT